CAGACCTTTCGCACAGAAAAACAACAGAAAGTTAGTCCGTTAGTCGGTTAGTCGCAACGCACTTTGGGGTAGGGGGCGATGTGTTCCAGATCGAAACAAAGCGTGACATCGGGATGGTTAACCAAGCACTCAAGAAAAACTGGGACGTTGACAAGGATAAAATCAAGGCGGCTTTGATGGCTTGCTTGACGGATCCAGAGTTGGCGGTCGAGGCGGCGAAGGTGCTTCTAGCAGCGGACGCAATCGACCAGAAGCGCGAAGAGGCACAGGCCAAAAAGGAAGCGAAGGACAATGAACTCAGGCTCAGACTTCTTGCAGTCGCTCAGTCTGTCCCAGTTGCAGAGCTTGCTCGCATTGCATCCGAAAACGGCATCGTCAGCGGATCCGATCAAGGGCGACGAGCGGATGAGGCAACGTGAGTTGATGCGAAAGAAGCGAGCAGCAGAACGTGACCTAATTATCCCACCTCCGGCAGATCCTTCGCGTCGTCTTAGATGCGAGGCTGATTGTTCTTTGTGGTTGTCAACGTACTTCCCTGATAAGTTCTTCGAGGCGTGGACGGAAGACCGGCTAGCGATGGTCAAGTCGATCATTGACGCGGCTTGCTACGGAGGTGACCAAGCGATAGCGGGGCCTAGAGGTGAGGGTAAGACTACACTTGCCATTCTCACGGCGTTATTCCTGATGGTTCGCGGCTTGTCGCATTTCCCGGTTGTTATCGGCAAGAATGCAGACAAGGCGAAGAAGGAAGTCCGCGACGTTGTTGAGCAATTGCAGCAGAACGATATTTTCATTGAAGACTATCCCGAAATTGGCATACCGTTTCAGGCAGTCGGAGCGTGGTCGAGTCGCGGAAGAATGCAGACAGTGGGCGGACGATCAACCAACATCGTCATCGGCCCAGAGTTTTTTGTCTTTCCATCAATCGAACTAGACCAACTATCAGGATGGCCCAAGGATATCAATCCCGCATCGAACGGACAGGTACTTTACTCGCTAGGAATCGACGGAGCGATTCGCGGGACGAAGTACCGAAGCCAACGGCCTACACTTGCGATCATCGACGATATCGAGGACAGGGACGCGGCAGCGAGTGAGGCACAGGTAGCAAAGAATGCCGACATCATCGAACAGGATATTGCAGGTCTAGGGCAATCATCGGAGCGGATCCCCCGCGTCATGCTTTGCACGATTCAAAACAGGAAGTGCATTGCGTACACTTACACGGATCCAAAGCGGAAACCATCCTGGCGAGGTAAGCGGTATCGAAAGCTAGTCAAAGCCCCTGACCGCCTCGACTTGATCGAGAAGTACATCGACCTAAGACGCGGACGCAAGAACGAAGACCCGGACGCACGGGAAGCCTTCGCGTTTTGGCGTGACAACAAGGAAGAGATTGAACGCGGCTCAGTCGCCTCAAATCAATGCTCATTCAGCCGCAAGACGCACGCTGACGGCGAGCCGATGGAACTATCGGCGGTGCAAAGCTATTACAACCGCGTAGCAGACGTCGGAGCGAAAGCGGTATCCACCGAGATCGATAACGATCCACCAGAGGAAGCGGGGCCGATGGGATTGGGAATAACTCCAGCCCTAGTTGAATCGCGTCTATCTGGATTCGCACGAAGGCAACTGCCGGCTAACACGGTGGCACTCACAGCGGCGATTGACTTAGGCAAGTATAATTGCCATTGGGTTGTAACGGCATGGTGGCACGGAGCCGGCGGTGTTATCGTGGATTATGGAATTGCTCAAGTCTACGGGACGGACAAAAGCATGGATCACGAAGCATCTGAGCCGATGATTTACGATGCACTTCTCAATTGGCGGGATGAGTTGCTAAGTCGTGAATTCGTCGATGCGACAGGCACACGACGAGCGGTCGACTTCTGCTTCGTCGATTCGGGTGCTTTCACCAATGCCCCGTACAAGTTTGTCCGCGAAGTCGGCGGTATCTTTCATGCTTCAAAGGGACAGTTTCCCTACCATCGAAAAACGAAGTCTACGACAACGTGCATCGCAGGTGACAACTTGCACGCATCGAAACTACCCAACGGCGGGGTGTGGCTTTACGAGCTTGATACCTCGTATTGGAAGCAGTTTGTCCATGAGCGATTTATGACGCCGACATTCGACGAATCCAATATGGTTCGGCGTGGATCACTTTCGCTATTCTCGCTCGATGAGAATCAGCGGCATAGCCAATACGCACAGCACATCGCAGCGGAAGAGTTGGTTACGAAGTTCACCGAAGGCAAGGGAGCCAAGACATACTGGAGTGTCAAGGACACTAACAACCATTGGCTGGACGCTACGTACATGGCGGCAGCAGCGGGTGAGGCTTGCGGTGTTAAACTAATAGCACCGTCGGAGATTGAGGTTCAACCGAAGACGGTAAGCGGGGAGCAAAAGCAATCACAACCAAAGCCGCAACCGAAGCGTTATCAGCATGGCAGCTTTAAGACTCGGCAAGGCGGATGGATACCTAAAAGGAGGAGTTAGGATGGCGAAGAGCAAGAAGCAGATTCCAGTGGTTGAGCACACGAACGGCGATCACCAACCGGAATCGGTTCAGGTTGTCGAGGAAGCACCTAAGCCAAGAGAGTTCACGCCGAGAGATTGCACGCTTTGCATTACATCGCGTCCACCTCGTCAACAGTTCAGCCGAGTCTACGCCAAGAAGGGAAAAATACGATATTGCAAATGCGGATTCTGCGGAAATACTTGGGCGCAAGAAGGCGATTGATTTTCCGTCTGTTTACAATTGCAATTGTATTGCGAACTAGCAACTAGCGATAGTTTCGCCATGCTAGTTACATGGCAACAGCAGCGAGTCTACTTGCACTCATCGACGCAGCAATCGAAGCCCTCCTAACAGGTGGGGCGTCTTCGTATTCGATTGGGTCTAGGACGGTCACGAAGCTCGACCTAGCGACTCTCTTTGAGGAGCGTCGGCAGTTGCAGCAGCAAGTCAATCGGGAGACTTCGAGCGGCGGAATTAGCCTTGCGAAAATGTCGAGGTCACGCCGATGATTACTCGACTTATCGACAAAGCGATTGAAGCAGTAAGCCCGCTTCGAGCATTGCGACGAATGCAAGCCCGAAAGGTGCTTCGATCTTATCTAGGGGCAGAGCCTTCGAGAGTATCGAGCGGACGCACGCCAAAGAATCAACCAGCGGACACCGAGTTACTCGGCCCATTCGGAGCGGATCGGCTTAGGGCGTGGTCACGGGAGCTTGTCCGCAACAATGCCTACGCATGGGGCGTTGTTGACACCATAGTTTCATCCGTTGTTGGATGCGGGATTAAAGCGCAATCGGTCTTCGAGACTCCAGCCGGAGATGACATCGAAGAGATCAACGACCGACGCGACAGCGTGTGGGCGGAATGGTGCGAAGTATGCGACATCAATGGACAGTACACGCTTGAGGAAATCCAGTCGATTGCACAACGCGAAGTAGTCGAGGCTGGAGAGGTCTTGATTCGTAAGATTCGCACGCCAGGGCCGGTCTATCGCGGCATTTATCGGCCAGTGCCATTGGCGTTGGAGATCATCGAAGCAGACCGGCTAGCGGGTGACAAAGACAACTACGCATCGAGGCTGACGGCCAACGGCGAAAACCGCATCATTCGCGGGGTCGAAGTTGACGACACGGGCAGGCCGGTTGCTTACTGGATTTATCCAGATCACCCATTGCAACCCTACTCCTACACAAGAGAGCCTGAGCGTGTACCAGCGTCGGAGATCATGCATCTATTCCGCAGGGAGCGAGTAGGGCAGACGCGGGGCGTATCGTGGTTTGCTCCAGTCGTCGCGGCTATCCGTGACTTGGGCACATACCTCGACAACGAACTACAAGCATCGGCTGTTGCGTCATGCTTCACGGTGGCAATCAAGACCGAAACTCCTCTCGGCGATCTTGCGGATCCAGACGGCGGAAGCCCTGTAGACTCGGCAGGCAACAAGCAGCGATACATTGAGCCAGGAATGGTGATGGAACTCAACCCAGGCGAAAGCGTTGAGGGCATCAACCCGGGCAGACCAGCTACAGGTGCGGAGCCTTGGATTGCTTTAATCCTTCGACAGATTGCAGTCGGTACGGGATTGTCTTACGAAACGGTAGCCCGTGACTATTCGCAGACGTCTTACAGCTCGAGCCGCACCAGTCAACTCGAAGACCGAAGGCGGTTTCGCTGTTGGCAGCAATACTTGATTCGGCACATGCTCCAGCCGACTTGGGACGCTTTCTTTGATGCGGCATCGATCAGCGGAATTCGAGGTTTTCCAGCTCCGAGCGACTTGCTGTCAGATCGACGCAAAGCAAGCCCGGTTGAATGGCAGACCCCTGAATGGGAATGGGTGGATCCTCAGAGCGAACAGGCAGCGGCCAAGGATGCCATCGATTCCTTTATGAGCGACTACCAAACGGAACTTGGCAGTCGTGGCCGATCATGGCGAGCGGTGTTCTATCAAC